CAGTATTGTCAATTGTTAATGGAACACCGCCGACGAATATGGTGTTATTGCTGACAAATAAGTCATTCCATTGATGTGTGATATTACCTAAACTATATGTAACGTTAGCACTAGGGATCAAATTGCCAAATACCGCAGTTCCATTTAAAATAGAATTGATATTACCAGTGATACTAGCTGTATTTACTGTAGCCGCATATCCACCAACGGTTACACCATCGTGAACATACAATGTCCAATTGGTAGTGTCGACAACTAGTTCCCCTGCGGTACCTAGATAACTAGCAACTGCAGCCGCGTTGCCTCGTCGTAGTTGTAGTCTGCGTGGTGAAGGATATGCCATTCTATAGTGTACCTAAATCAACATCACCACTGTAGTCTGTGGTGCTGGTAGTAAACATGTCTGTATTGTATGCTGGATTAATATTAACCTCAGCGTAGACTTTAAAATTATCATCTGAGTAAACAGGAGTATTATAGGTTCCGTTACTAGATAGGAATGCTAGTTTATATTTGTTCTGCGGTAGCGTGTTTAAGAAACTGTCAGTAAGCATAACATTGGCAGTAGCAGTAGAGACATTACTCACAGTAACCGCTACGTTAGCAACCACATTGCCTTTTAAATAATCAACGAGAAAACCATAAAACGTTAGGCCTGCAATATTAGCAGACTTTTGGTCTTGGTTTTTAAACTTGATAGTTATGGGATTATCTGCCCCGCGATAGATTTCAATTGGTCTTTGATACACGACACGGTTCCTTATATTTTGTATGTCAGGGTTTTCGTAGTCCAGAAGTTGAACGGTGAAAATATTTTGGTATAAATAACTTGTGATTAGTGGCACTTTGTGTTAATCCCTTTAGTATATTTATCGCGAGTCGTATGGAAGACAGTTTCAAGAATCTATTAGATCAATACCCATTTTTAAGCTACGTCACCTACGGCGGTAACGACTACATTGGCATCGTTCAAAATTCAGACGAGTTGATCACAACGATTTACGACTATGCTCTGCTTAAGGGTATAGAACAGAAGACACGCTATTTAGAACTAGCTGATCAGTGGTGGTGGGAAAGTAATAGACTGTTGCCTATTAATGTGTTTTTAAAGCAGGATTGGGTAGAGTTTAGAATCTGCTTAAAAACATTCAACAGTAAAGATGTGCTTATACAGCACGGACCATCTGTAAGTTTAAAAGAAATTGCTAATAAAAGATCAAAGCGTAGAAGTATTACGCTTGTTCGTCGAGTAGGTTAAGATTAACTACTACTAATTGAGAATAAGCAATTGCATGTGCTTTTTTGAAACTATATTCACCTTCAACTTTATCCCAAACAGTAAGACCGACATCTTTCCAAGTCTTTCCAACTAAGTGTCGTTTGCCCGGACGTATAACTGCTAGGAACATAGCCAAGCGTGGAATTGTATCCACAGGTTCTGGCATTTTAAGTAGAGTATCGTAGTGATTGTTGATATGAATTAACTGCGCACATATTGTGGGGTCATATAGTTTAGCCCAATCAGGTTCCTGCATTAACTTAATCAAATGACTTTCATCTTTAACTTGTTTGTATAGGTTAACGTTTAATAGATCTAACTTCATATAACCACGCTCTTCGGCATCATTATAGTCTAGACTAGCAAATCCTGTAAACGGGTCCACAGGAATATCTGTTACATATACACCAGTATTGTGTTTAACCAATTTACCATCACGTATAATACCAGCCGATGTGGCTTCAATGACTGCCAGTGCCTGTTCACGATCTGCAAAATCAATATCAATGTCACTGCGGAATTTCATAGGCCAGATTCCTTAAGTATCATTTTAACCCATTCTGTATCTGCTACATAATCACCAAACTTGCGTTGCCAAAAGTCTGGATCTATCCAAGGCAGGATCATAGCAATTTGTTCTTCACTGAGTGCTTCAAGAAATGCCACACCACTGCTACAATTAAAAATAATCCAAGGACTAATCCTACCATTGACAATATGATGGCAGATACGATTCGAATTACCGTATCTAAAGTAGTCATTGAAGTTGGCAAGCATTTTAATCTCATCTGCGTATTCCTGCATTTCCATAAGCGCACGTTCTATTGCGTCAGACACTGCTTCTTTTTTCATATAAGCGTGTAGGTATTCTAAATAAACTTTTTCATGTGTCCAATGATCGAGTTTTTTGTTTTCTTTAATTACATATTCAATGAATGCTCTAGGATTAACCGCACGTATAGCAATCATATGGCGGCCAAACTTGACAAAAGCACTGTAATAAGGACTATCTACAAAGTCTGCATAGCTCTTAAGTTTAGCACTACCTTGTGTTAACTCAAAAAATCGTAGGTATGCTTGTAGACCAAACTGTACACCTACTTCTTTTTCCTGTTGCCAGCGTCGTTTATTTTCGCAAAGATGCGCCGCAAGGGTTGATTCCTTACGATACTCTTTACTACAATACTTACACTTAAAGGTCGGACTTGATGCGCTTGTCATCCCAGCCGAGTTTTCGTGCCATGTCTGTAAGATCTCTTTTATCATTGATAGCCGCTAGTAGTTTGATTTCATCGTCTTTGAGTTCTGGATATAGAGCTGTTAAAAACTTAACAGCCTTGTTATTCGTTTCTTTCTTCTTGCTACCCTGCCAATAGTGATGTTGCTTGCCCATACCAGGACTAACAGTAGTACACATTAACCACTGTAGTTTAGGATGCTTGTTTAAGTCAAAGAAGTATTTGTTAATGTTTTCGTTAGTGGCTAGCAGGTAATATGCCTGCAGGTCTGTGCCTCCTGCAACACTAGCACCATAACGCAACATTAGATATGTGCTAAATTTTTTACGTTCTTCATCAGTGAACTTATCGTAGTAAGCACGGTCTTTACGATCAAATGCTGCCATTTCATTGCCGATGTATAATGGGTCATTACTCATAGTTTTATTATAACACAAGTTTCCTAAATTGGTCAAGCTCGGGGATATAATCTTTTAATTGAATATTTCTAGATTCATCTAATCGATCGTTGAATTCAAAAAACAATTTTAATTTTTCTAATTTAATTGATTGAGGCGTTTCAAAGTAACAAACAATCCCATCAATAAAACTTTGTAACAATTTATCATTTTTATAACAATTTAACTTTTTAATTTTACGTATGCGGTTTAATACCAAGTCCCCGTCGGGAAAAATATAAGGATTTAATATATCATTTTCAAACTCTGCAAATGAACAGTGTACTAATACATTAGGAAAGTTATCATCGATAAACGTAAGTAACTGATCAAGTTGGCTGATGGTATATATTGATACCACTACATTAAATGAAACTTTATGATTTAAACTTAATTTTTTAGTATTTTCTATAGTATTTTCCCAAGAACTAAGCCATCTAACATAATCATTAACTTTTTGATATCCGTCAATGCTTACAATAAATTGCAAATTAGAAAAATGACTACATAAACTTAAAAATCGATCGCTAATTTTATTTACATTTGTATTAATAAGGAACTCAAAATTTGTATTTTGATTATCAATACATTTTTGCATAAACTCATATAATTCAATCATTGCTGTAGGTTCGCCACCAGCTACATACAATTTTTTTAGATTATCAAATTTAACAAAATCAAAATTAGTATATTCAATAGTTGCGGTTGGATCACGCCACCCTATCTGGATATATTCTTTTTCTATTAGATTACTATTTTCCGGACCGCATGATCTACACTGCAAATTGCATACATTACTAGGTCGAACTTCATAGTAAACAGGTGTTGTGATATGCTTAAGATCTTCTATAGATGTCAACCCGAGTCGATTAGCCCATTCAACTGTTTCTTGTTGTCTTGCACTTTTTATGCCGCGGGCTTCATAATTATAGCAAACAGAACAATGATCGGATACTAACTCGCCGGCGAGCATCTTATTTCGTATTGTTACATAATTTGGATCGTCTTGCCACGACGTGATGTTATTTATTTTAGTGATTGGGTTGGAAGATCTACAACAAACTGTAGTCGATCCATTGTTTGCGAGCATTTCAATGAATGGAAATATACAAAAACTTTTATTTGTATCTACTATATCTTCAAATAATTTTATATTAGTTGATGTACCCAGTTTTGTTACGTTTACTAAATTTTGAATATCATCTATTATTTTTATTGTTAGATAAAATGCGTCAGGGTGATTCCAGGTATTGCTCGGTTGATCAAGTAGTACTACTTCGTCAAATTGAGTTACTAACTCTTTAATCTGTCCAACTGATAGATCAAATACTGAGGTATGATAGTATCCATCTTGGATACTCGTATCAGACGATGATATTAGCCCGTTATTAATAGAATAGTTTAATTTAGCTAATTTAGATGTTTCACCGTCGGTATCCGTTGAATTATTACCCAAACAGAGTACTTTCACTTTATCTGCCTCTGCGCAATACATTAATAATTTGATTCACACTCTGTTGCATGTTAAGATAGTTTGATTTTAATGCGGCAATCTCTTCTGTTTGCCTGCGTAGTTGTATTTGTAAATCCTCAATGATAGTCTGACTTTCTTTTAATTTCTTTTCGTGACTAAGCAAGTTTGGACGCGGAATGTCCGGATTTACTACACGTTTCTTTTTCTGTTTAAATTGTAGTGGGTTAAATGCCATTTTCGTAATCCTTAGATAGCTTATATATAATTATGCATTTTTCTAGGGCAGATTGTAAAGTACTATTTGTTTTGGCCGCACGTCGAATTTCGCCCCAAAGACGGTCTTCTCGTATTTGAGCAATCCGGTCCGCAAGCTCGGCATCAATTTCAGCAGTTGGAACGAATGAGGCTGATAAGTCTATACCTTCGTACATCATGTCGTCAGTGATTACACTTGGATTTAGTTTAGTTACCATATTTTACCGTAGTCTACTACTTCACTTTGACGACTGATATCTTTAACAAAGTAAGCACACAGTGGACGCTCACCATCTACAATTGGTACAGCTAACATTTGTCCAGGTTTTAATTTAGGGAAATACCATTTAACATCTTGATAGATGTCTACAATCTCTACTGGTTTAAACTCTGGTTTAAAACTATCTAACGGATTAAATGTATAAGCACTAAACCCCCGGTCGTTAATACTAGTTAGTGGTATTACTTCTAAGTCACCAAAGTCTTGCTCACCAATTAAGATTTGCCAATCAGCAGGCATCTTAACTATATTGCCGCCTATGCTTAATACCAATGCCGGACTGTTAAATGACTCTAAAAAGATAAGTGGAATAAAGAAATAGTCGGGATTCTTTGGGTCGCTGTTATCTAATATTGCAAAACGTAAATCCTCAACTTCATCGGGGATTTCGTTCATTTCATACGCTGTGTTTTCTAATGTTAAAATATACATAGGTTACTTTTGCCACTCCACTTTTTCGACAACAAACGGATAGTTTGCATCTTTATAAAATTTCTTGCGTGTTGTAATGTGCCGTTTGGCAAACTTACAAGTTGATGTTACGTCCCATATCTGGACAAAATCTTTGTCTTCTGCTTTACGTATACCTCGACCAATACTTTGTATGACCCGAACAAATGATTTGCCAGGCTCAATGAGTATAAGATTAAAAATACGAGGAATATTAATACCAACTGCCGCAACACCATAAGTGGCAATAGCAACCACATCATTGTTTGATGCAAACTCATCGTAACTTTCTTTACGATCATCTGCTTTGGTCCCGCCACTGACAAATACTGCTCCTGCGATCTTTTCTAGCAAGGCTTTGCCCGGAGCAATACGATCTATTAGGATTAAAGTATTACCCGAACTTCGGATTGATTCTACAAGCTGTGCAATATAATCTAAACGTGCTTCTGTTTCTAATAGATAACGTAGTTCACTTTGATAGTCTTTGTATTCTACATAGTCTACAAGTTGTAAGATATTTACATGACATTGTGCTAAGACACCTTGGTCTTGAAGTTCACTAGCACTTAGTTTACCAACAACAGGGCCTAGACTACAAAGTAAACTAACCTGCTCATAGGCTTCTTTGGGTATTGTACCAGTTAACCCCCAACGAATAGGTATATGTGCCATTACCCCAGTGAGCAATGTTTTAAGTGCATCTGCTTTGGCCATGTGTACTTCGTCAACCATAACGCAAACCACACCTTCAATAAATTCACCAATGGTGACATCAACATCACCACCCTTGGTATTCTTAAGTAAGATGTTTAGACTTTGCCAAGTACAGATAGTATGTGTACGTCCAAACTCTTTACGATCACCAAAGTATACACCAACATCTAAACCTAAGTTGATATAGTCTGCTTCTGTTTGTGTAACTAATGATTTGTTTGGAACAATAACAATAGTACGTCCATAAGGTTCACAGCTATAACTTAGTGCCGCTGTGATAAGTGTTTTACCTGCACCTGTGGCAATCTCCTGCAGGCATTGCGGATTCTCAAGGAACTTGTTAATAATCTCAACTTGGTAATCACGAAGTACTACTGGTTGACCAGCAATTGGGTGTTTATCTGGCCAAGTCTTGTGTGCAAATGTCTGTTCAGTAACCTGTGAAAATTCAAATTGTGTCCGATAGTCACGTAGGTCTTCTAGCTGTATGTCGTAGCCACGTTCATCTAAATATGGAATAATTTCTGGAAGTAAGTTAGTATACGTACTGCCGCCCATTTGGAAATAAGCTACCTTACCATCCCACCGCCCTAACCTAACTGCGGGCAAGTAACGTG